ATGTAAAGCCCGTGATATTGCCCGCGCGCGACGGGCAAGCATAGATCGGGAACGCCCGCTTTCACGCCCTCCGCCCGAAGCCGTCCCGCTTCCGCCTTGTGTCTGCTCCCGCCGTTCGGGACGTGATAAAGCAAATTCAATTCGGGATATTTCCCGCTTTGCATAGCCGCCCACGAAAACAGCGTCATTTGCTCTTGCGCTTCCGTCGGAACGGGCATTTTATTTTTCTGCATTCCGCGATCCCTCCGTTTTCTTTGCGTATCCAATCGCCTTTAATCCGCCGCCGCAATATTTGCAAGTGTTCCCATCTGCGTGTGTTGCCGGAAAGACGTTGATTTTTCCGCATACGAAGCATTGAAAAGCGATCTTGTCGGTTTTTTCTGCCGTGCATTCGTATTTACCCGTTTCTTCCTGCGTCCTCTCCCAATCAGCGAAGAAGAAAAACGGCTTGTTCTGCGCCATTGCTTCGCCGAATTCATATTTTGCGCCTTTGCTCTCTTTCCAGTCCGGAAGAAAACAGACTTCGGCGCACTCTGCAAGCATAGCGCCGGACATACGCATATAGGCTTCCCACGTGAAGCCCTCCGCCGGAAGAAGCGCCGGATTTACGACGATGAAGCCGCCTTCCTCCAGCTTCTTTTGCGCGTTGTAAAACTTCGTGAAATAATACGGATCGCCCGTGATCTTTCCGGCAAGATATAGCCTTCTTTTTTCCTGCATTGTGTTTCCTCCCTTCATTTCGTAAAAAGCGTTGCTTGCGCTTTCCGTTCTTCCTGCTCCAAGAGATCAAAAAGCCGGATTTGTGCTTGTTCCTGTTCCAGTCGTTCATTTGCCGCGCGGCAATAATCTTCGTCGATCTCAAAGCCGACGAAATCAAGCCCGCCTTGACGATAGCAAGCGATCAAGGAACTTCCGCTTCCGGCGTGTGTGTCCAATATCTTCATACCTTTTCGGGCAAAGAGGGAAAGAACCCACGAATACAGCTTCACGGGCTTTTGCGTCGGGTGAATTGTCCCGTCGTTCAGCAATTCAACGCGATTGCAGACAAAAACGCGCGTCGGCGTGTCGAAGCTGGTATACGCTAATTCGCAATCGCTCATTGTCAAGCCGTGTTGCCCCTTGTCCCATACAAGCCAGCCTTTATGTCCTTGTTCAAGATACGGAACGAAGTAATTTCCGCCCCATATCACTTGTGCTTTTGAAACGCGTTCCAATTCGCGGAAGTATTCGGGCGGGGGAATAGCCTTGTCCCAGCTTTTCCGGATATGCTCTTTTCGGTTATGCTTCGGATTGCCGCATACGCGCTTCTTCTGTCCGTCTATGCCGATACCGTAAGGCGGATCAACGATCGCAAGATCGAAGAAGCCGTCCGGAAACTCTTTCATTCCCTGCATACAGTCCATGTTATACAGCTTGTTCAATTCAAGCATACGTTGTTCACCTTCTTTCTTTTTCTCCCCCCTCCGCCCCCCGCTGGGGGGAACGGGCTTAAAGGAATAAATCTATCGGCGATCCGGCGGGCTTCCTCGATCCGTGTTCTGAACCGATCCTTCACGATTGATTTTATACCCCCGCCGCCTTCCCGCTTTTATCACTCCCGCGCTTTCATTATCAAGGGCAAGCGGCTTCGCCGTGCTTCGCACCCTTGACAATGCGCGCGTTCGTGATCTCTGAAAAGCGGGCGACGGGGAATAAATAAAATCAATCTTCCGGAAGGAAAAGCGCTGGTCGTAAAACTTTACACATTTACAAGGCTTTTTATTGCGCCCCTTCGGGCGTTCCCGCTATTCGCGTTTCTTCCGGCGTTTCGGTTTCTCCGGTTCGCGTACATATTTATAATATATGTAGCCCCACTTCGTCGCGCGGGCTTCCACCAGCTTGTAACCCTTCGGCGCGATCGGTGCTTTCTTTTCCGTATACGTCCGAAGCGCAAGCGTCGGTGCTTCCTTCTCCGGCTGGCGAAGATTGCGCGTCGCCTTCCAACGGTGTCCGCCTTGTTCCGGTGTCCAATGGTTGAAGAGGTAATCCGCAAGCCCTGTGTAATCCTGCCCGTAGTCAACGCCGTTATAATAATTGTGTTCGCGCAAGTGCCGAATATGGATTACTGATCCGTCGTTCCACTTGCCGCTGATCGTTTCTTCCGGTATGCCGTCCGAAATCATGTGAAAATGAATTCGGTTCGTAGACTTGCCGCGCCCCATGTAAATAATGATCTTCGCGTCGGGACAAGCCCTTTGAAGCCGCCGGAAGTAATTGTCGCGTATTCTGCGCGCTTCGCTGAATGTATGAACTTCGCTGTCGTCGTCGAACGTCAGCGTACTATATAAGGAAAGCGGCGAAAAGTTTTCATTAACCAGCCGCTGGTGTTTCCGCTTTGATATGCCGATCCGGTGTTGCGCGCGCTCTTCGTCGTCCTTGAAGCGCGGTCGCGGTTCAGCTTTCTTTATGTTCGCTCGATCGGATACGGTGTAAACCTCTTGTTCACATACAACGCCCGAAAAAATACGTCTTTTAACCCTCTGCATAATCCCGCCGCCCTTCCTTGACAAAAGCGCCGTAAAATGCTATAATTTCAATATTGAATAGCTCCTTTTACAGCTATGTAAGAGGAAAAGAGAACGTCCGGAACGTCGCAACCGGACGTTCTCTTTTTTTGTTTTGTCAGCCGTTATTAAATCCTGCGCCCTGCTCGAAGTCGGCGCACCGTTCTTCTTCACAAGGTTTGAAGCGCATTCCGTCCGCGCACCCGACGCAAGGGAACGGGCGTACCCCGTCCGGAAGCGCGCCCTCGCGCAAGTGAACGCATTGTTCCAGCTTCGCGCATTGATCGCACCAGCACTTCCGGCAATCGCCGATCAGCGTTTTTTCAACCGGACGTTTCAAGCCCTCTTCGGCTTCCTGCGCGTCGTGTTCTTCCTGCATTTCCCTCGCCGCTTGTTCGATCGTGTAATCTTCAACGCCTTCTAAAATGCCCCGAAAGAAGGGCGCGAACGCGTAGCCGATCCCAAGCCCCGCGCGCAAAAGCATTTCTTCGTCGATCTTAATATCTGCCATTGTTCCCGCCGCCCCTCCGAAGCGCTCTGAAAAGCACGTTCAAAACGATGTAGACGATCACAACGGAAGCGGCGACGCAAGCAACGCCGCAAAGCATATAAAAGGCGTTCACCATGAATTGATACATTGTCATTCGTCAGCCCTCCCGAAAACCTCTTCCGCGTCGATGTCCCACGCGGCGGCAATATGCTTCATCATATCGACGGCTTCGGCGCGCTTCTTCTGTTCCTCTGCGTTCTCGCCGTTTAAGTACGATACCAAGATTTCAGATTTGAGATTGCAAAGCGGGCGAACGCCCCCGCTGCCGCCGCACGCGAGGCTGTAGCCCAAAGAGCCGCCCGAATTGACGTAGCGGACGAAAGAATTTATCGGGCTGTCCGGTGTAGCCGTCCACCACCAACGATCCGGAAGCGCCGGAATGTTGCCGCGCAAAAGGCGGTATTCCTCGCAAGTGATAAGCCCGATCCGGACGCGATCGCCGCCGTAATTCTTCAAGCCGTCGTCGGCGGTCAAGTCGATGTTGAAATACTCGAACATTTCTTCCGGCGCGCCCGCCTTAATCAGACGGCGCAAGAATTCGCCGTTCAGATAGGCGCGAAGGGAAGAAGCGGCAAAGTCGTTCTTGTTCCCTTCATCGAAGGCGCGTTCCTCGACGCAATCGGAAGCAATGCACTTCACCCAATCCGCGCCCGTCTGAATGACCGTCCAAGCGATCCCGCCCATCGTGAATTCCTGTTTCGGCTCGAAGCCGTGTTTGTTCTCTTTCATATTGAATAGCTCCTTTCCTGCGGCGCTGTCTGCGCCCGCTCGTTGAATAAGTCTGTTGATATACCAAACCGCCTTTTGCAAGTCCTCTTCACCGTTTTTCAGCTTCCAGCGCCACAAATACTTGATCGCGTTCGCTGTGCAAAAGGCTTCGATACCTTGAAGCCCGCTTGTTGCGGCTTCCAGCGCGTCGATACACTCAATCCCGCCCGCGTTATAGTGCGGCGGGTGGTTCACCCGCTCCGCCATGATTAACACTTCTTGCCGCCGTGCCGATACGGGCGGCTTTTGTTGTATTCGTGCTTTACCTCCAGCACGTTTTCAATGTCAATTCCGGCATACGCGCAATAATCAAGAACGCGAATAATCACGTCGGCAAGCTCTGCCGCGATCCCTTCGGGCTTCTTGCTCTGCGCGGAACAACGGGCGTTCGGATTTTCCGGATCGTAAGGGCGGCTTCCGCAATGCGCGCTTCCGTCCTCTTCGCAACAAACCCCGCCAGCGTTGCAAGGGAAATAAAGAAGCGGCTTCCCGTCGCGGTATTCCTCCAGCGCTTCGGATACCTCCGAATGAATAAGCGCCACGATCTCCGGAAACGTTCTTTCGCCTTCCCACCAGCCGTGTTCAACGGCGTTCTTGTGAACCTCTGCCGCAAACTCGTTAATTGTCATTGTCTTTACCCTCTCTTTCAATCGGTTTCTTTTGCAAAAGCGCAATCTTCGCAACGTTCGACAGTTTCGTTCGGATTATCAAGCGGGCATTCCCAGCCGCTTTCAACGTCCTGTTCCGTAAGCCCGCAAGCGTATTTCTGCGAATTCTTCGCTTCGATTTCCTCTGCGCGGCATTCGCACTTTTCGCCGCTGTCAAGATGTGCGCCGCAATGCGGGCATTCCTTATAAGGTGTTGCCATGTCTTTCTCCTTCCTAATAATCAGCCGCCGGAAGCCGTCGGCGCTTTCGTCAACATATCCGCCATAGAACGCGGTTCTTCCGCCGTGTAGATGTTTTCCCGCTCCGGTGTGAAGCGATAGCCGCAAACGCGGCATTCGGTCTTTTTCTTGCTGAACATAATTGAATAGCTCCTTTCGTGTGATTTAATATTTACCGTAGACGCGGACGGCGGTTTTCCCGCCATGCGCCGCCGCCGATACGATAGCCGAAGGCATAAAGGAAACGCGCAAGAAGTCCCGTGCGGCGCGCTTCGCAAGCCGCCATGTAATCAACTTCGCGTTCGGCTCTTCCGCCGCCGTGTCGTCGATCGGATATTCGCAAATAAGCACGGTGTTTCCGAACGGGCGACGCGCCGGACGCTCCTTCATAAACTCTTTGTTGCCTTCCTTGCACTTGATAATTTCAAGCGCCTTCGGGAACTGCCAGCCGCTTTTGTTGTCCTTCATGTGTGCCGCTCCTTTCAATCTGTGTACGGGCTTTCAAGCGTCCAGCCGAAGCAATCCGTACTTTTCCATTCCGTCGTGAAGTGATTGCGCCGCCCGTCGCCCGTGAAGAAGCAGTATTCCGCCGGAAGCACCCGCCCGACGTTTTCTTCGCCGTCCCGCTCCGCGCGGTATCGTGTCAGCACGTCCGCCGCAAGAAGGGCGAATTCCTCTTTCACGGGATATTCGGGATCGTAGCCGCTGAACTGATAGGGCGCTTCGATAACCTCCAGCACCGTGTCGGGGAAGCGCGGATCGTCAACGCGGTTCAGAACGCACCATACAACCGCCGCTTGCTCCGTCGTAGAAGGAACGATCCCCGCTTCGCCGTAGATCAGCTTTGCAAGGGCTTCAACCTCCGCCGCGTTTGGCACATATTCCGCCACCGTCCCGCTCGAAGGAAGAAGAACGGCGGTCGGCTGGTGTACCTCTTCAAGCGTTCCGGCGGTCGTGTCCTTCGGCTTGTCCGCCGCACCGCTCCCGCTCCACGGCATAAGCGCCGCAAGAAGGGCGGCAACGGTCAGCAACGCAACCGTAAGGGCGACGCGACGGCGAAGCATTGCCCGCCGCCGTCGTTGTGCCTGTATCCGCCGGGGCTTGTGTGCGCTGGCTGTCTGCTCGACTATGTAACCGCAAGGCACTTCGCAAATAAACTTCCCGTCCGCGTCTTGCAGGACGGCAAGCGCTCCGCGCGCCCGATCCGCCGTCATTGTTCCACCTCCGCCGCCGGAAGGGAAAGCCACCATTCCGGATTGTTCCGGAACTGCTCATTCGCGCAAGCGTCGCAATTCTCCGCCGTGCAGGAAGAGCAATAACGCTTCTGAAAAGCCGCGTCCCACGGCGCTTCAATGCAAGGAAGGGAACGAAGGAAGCCCGCCAGCGTGGGCTTGTCCTTCGTGATAGCGTCAAATACCGAAGCGAACTGCCGAACGTTCAAAACTTCGTCGCCGATAATGCACCCGTTCGCGATCCGCTCTTTGATGAACTCAACGCACGGCATTTCCTCCGAAACGCGAAGATCATTGAACCGCGCTTTCGCTTCTTCGAAGCTGTCGAAGGTAACGGCGTTTGCGACGGACGCTTCGCCGTCGTATTCCCATAAACGGATTTTGTATCGTGTTGTACTCATTCCGAATAGCTCCTTTCCCGCGTTACTCTTCAATGCCGATGTAAAGCACGTTTTCATCGGCGCGAAGCTCCGTGATCTTGCAATATGCGTATTTGTTCATTTCGTCGTGCGCGAAGTGCTTATACAAGCCCCTGTAAATGTCCCGCTTCTGATAGCCGCATTCCCGAACGTAGATATACACGTTCGTAAATCCGCTAATTACGTAGCCGATCGTTTGAAGCGCCACGTTGTTTGCGATCCTCTTCATTTTCATATTGAATAGCTCCTTTCGTATTTCAGCAATTCGCGCCGCGTCGGTTTCCTCTGCGTCGGAAATTCTCTTGCACCGTCGCTTGTGCAAGATCGGCGCTGTACTTCGGGCGGGCGTAGCCGTCAAACTCTCCCGTATAGCCGCGCTTCAACTCTTCGTAGATAGCGGCGGCGCTCCTTTTCAGACGGGCGGCAATGTCAACAACGCGTTCACCCTCTGCATACATTCTTTCGATCTCGCGGCGCTGTTCCAGCGTCAAATAACTGTATCCGTTCAATGTTTTAACCTCCTTCCGCCTGCCTTCGGATAAAAAAATAATGCAGGAAAAACCGTACCGGTTTCTTCTGCATTTAATTATACTCTCAACAGCCGCAAAAGTCAAGAGTAAAAGCAGAAAAAACTAAAATATTTTTTCAGAAGGCTTCAAGCGGCTTCGGCGACGTATCTTTCAAAGAGCGATCCGGACGTTTCAAAGCCTAAAATCTCGCGCGGGTAATTGTTGATCCACGTTTCGACGCGCTGAATATATGCGGCGGTTACTTTCCGGAAGTCCGTTCCTTTCGGCAAGAACCGCCGTATCATTTTGTTTATGTTCTCATTCGTGCCGCGTTCGTATGCGCTGTACGGGTGGCAATAGTAAACCTTCGTGCGCTTCCGGTTTTTGCCGTAGACGGATTTTTCAATTCCGGCGCAATCCATGAATTCCGATCCGTTGTCAAACGTAATGCTTTTGAATATCTGTGAAAACTTCTTCCCGAAGCGTCGTTCTAACTTGTTCAGCGCCGCCACGACGCTGGCGGCGGTCTGATCCGGCATTTTGATAATAATTTCGTTCCGCGTCAAGCGCTCCGAAAGAACGAACAAGGTTTCCTTCGTCCGCTTCTTCCCGCATACGCAATCGCCTTCCCAATGTCCGAAGGTCTGCCGATCGTTGATTTCCTGCGGGCGTTCCTCTATGCTTTCGCCCTGCGGCGCGCGGGCGGCTTTCTTCCGCTCCACCTTGTCATACTTCCGCTTCCGCTCCCCGTGTTCCGGCAAGCTCTCGCGGCTGATCCCGTAGAATATGCCTTTGTCGATGTAATTATAGATCGTCTTTTCGCTGATCTCCGTTTTGAAGGTCAGCCCCAGCCGCTTGATTTCTCCGACGACGGCGGCGGGGGAATAGCCTTCTTCGCCGATCTTCTTTTCGATGAAGGCGGATAATTCGTAATCGTTGCCGATCTTCAATTCGCCGCCTTTGGCTTTTAGGTTCTCTTCATAGCGCTGTTGCGCGATCTCCGGCGAATAGCGTTCTTCGGTCGTCAAGTCGGAATTCAAATGCGTATAGCGTCCGCGCTTCAACTCCCTGTATATCGTTGTATTGTGGACGTGCAGACGGTCAGCAATCGCGCAAGGCTTCAAGCCCTCTTTCAAGCCTTTTTCGATTTTTAGGCGGTCTGTCCATGTTAAGTGTTTGTGCATTCTTCCTTCCTCCAGCTTCCGAATATGACAAAAGGGCGGCATTTCTGCCGCCCCTGCCGATAGTTACTTATCCCGCGCCGCTTCGCAATACGCCGCAATAAACTTCTTGATTTCCGTTGTCGGCGTTGTCCCGTTGTCCGCGCAAGCCTTTTTGAATTCCTCCAGCACTTCCGGACGAAGATCAAGCGGGAAGCGGGCGTAATGCGTCCGAATGTGTTTCTTTTGCGCTGAATAGTCCTTTTCGTTCATTTTGTTACTTCCTCCGCTTCAAGGATAAGACGATAGCAACGATCGACAAAGCAATGCTAATCGCCACAAGAATATAAATCGCTGTATCCATGCTCCATTGACGTTAAGCGTTTTTTGTGTTATACTTATCAAGGCAAGGGGGATTTCTCCCCCTGCCCGTTACCTTGTCAGCTTTTCTATCAGAAGAAGAATTGCAATTACAAGGTTTACGATCGCGGTAATAAGATTGATTGTGCTTGCTGGCTGGTCTTTCTTATTGCCGCTTTTCTTTTGCTTTTTCTTGCTCAACGTCTTAACCTCCTTTCTGTCTATTATTATACTATATACGTGCGTATATGTCAATAGTCTTTGCGAAAAAAGCAGAAAAAAAATAAGCGGCGACGGGATCACCCCGCCGCCGTCATTCGTCTATGCCTAAAAGCCATTGCACCGAAACGCCCAGCACTTCCGCAAATATCTTCAATTCAAAGTCGGATACGAAGCGCGTACCGATTTCAATTCGGCTTATGCTGTCCCGCTCCATGTTGATCCCTTTCAACTGTATTTGTGCGGCTAAATCCTCTTGACGTAGCCGCCGGACGACGCGCGCTTCGCGCAATCGGTCGCCGCAAATGTTCTTCTTGCCGTTGTAATCATATATCTTCATTGCCGCCGCGATCCCTCTTCATTCTGATTATTTGCAAACGGTGTGTAAATATTCCGCTTTATTCTTGATTTTAGCGTATGACGGGCGTATAATTGTGTTAAAGGTCAGAATAGGCGAATTCTGCCTTGAAAATTTACATTTAAGAAGGGGGATTTGCTCTAATGTTCGTCAGCTTTACAAAGACATTGAAGAAGATGTCCGGTTTCCGGCTGGGCTTCGGTGTGCGCGTGAATAAGCGAAACGCGCCGTTGTGGTGCTTCGCTATGCTCTTCGCCGGAATGTTCTATTTGATGTGGTATATGATTATCGGTGCGGGCTGGTGTCTGTACTTCTTCTTGTGGGCGTTTTACAAAATTTATTACTATCTATTCAAGGGAATTGCGGTCGGCTGTAAGAAGCTGTATCAACTCATTAAAGGAAAAACCGCCGCGCCGTCGGAAGCGTCGGTCGAACCGCCGAAGGAATGAACCAAACAAAAAAATCCCCCGTGCAAGGCTCGAAAGCCCGCACGGGGGATTGTTCTTTATGCGGCGGAAGGCTGAAAGGGGAAGCGCGATCCGCCGCACGGTCAATTACTCTTTGTTGCTGTCGGTATCCGCCGGAATGCCGGAAATGGTGAAGTAGTCCGGAAGATTAAAGACGGCGGCTTCGATCAGTTTATCCAGCGTTTCCGCGTCGATCTTGAAGCCCTTGCTATTCAGAAATTCAACAACGTATGCTTTCTTCTCTGCGCCCCTGCCGCTTCCGGTGTAAAGCTGTTCGGCGGCTTCGACGGCAACCGTTACCCACATTTTGATTTTCTCAAACTGTGCGGCGGTCGTCTTGCTTCTGATCCACGGGATCACGAAGGCGGTAATAATAGCCGCGATAAGAGCGATCACGGCGTTTGCAATGCTGGTAAGATCAATAGTCATTGTTTGTATCCTCGCTTTCTGTTATGTCGATTTTTTCTTTTTTCTTGATCCTGCCGACGATTACTTCGGCAAGACGCTTCATCATCATTGCGCCGCATTCGATCACGACGGCGCGGAAATACCATTCGATCAGAACGGTTTGTTCCTGCCGCGTGATAAGGAATGAAACGTACTGTGCGACGATGAAAGCCGCCGTTGTAATTGCGATCACAATAACGGCTTTCGTTGCGAAGCGTTCGTCAGCCTTGAAGAAGCGGCGCTTCGCCACCCGCTTCCCGCTCGAAGGTTTGTTTTTCATTGCGTCCCCTTTCATAGCGCAATTAACGCACGGCGCGCGTTGTGTAACGCATACCGTGCGTTGTGCGTGTGTTAAACAAGCGTTAGATCATCGACGTTCACCGCCGCGACAACCGTTCCGCCGTAGGTAATCACGGCGCGCTTTCCGGAAAGCTCTTTGACGATGTGATCGCGGGAATAGACGAAGGAAGCAAGGCTTCCGCCGGAATAGGTTTTCGCGCCCGCTTTCACGCGCACTTTGCTTCCCGTTGTGATCTTCCGCGCCGATGTCCCGCCGGACGTGCCGGAATAGGTAATGAAAGCGTCGTCGTGTCCCGCCTTCTTCAACTTCTCCAGCATAGCTTCCGCGTTCTTCTTGACGCTGAACGCGCCCACTTGCACCTTGTAATACTTGCCGATCTGCACGATATAGGTATCGAAGCCTTCCTTTTTCAGCTTCGCCGCGAACGCCGTTGCGTTGTCCTTCTTCTCAAACGCTCCAAGCTGTACGCGGTAAAGGTTCTTCACGTCGCCCTGCGGCTTCTGCTCCGGCTTCTGTTCCGCCGCCGGAACGCCCAGCCGCCTGTTTACCTCCGCCGCGATCTCGCCGTGTCGGTTATACAGATAATCGCCGGGGCAAGCCTTGTTCGCGTAATCCCTGTGAACGGTCATATTGCACCCGTTCTTGTGATTTACGCGGTCGTCCTTGCTTGTACTCCATACCAGCTTTTTGATCCCGTTCCGGCGGCAAATATCTTCGACAAGATCAAGAAGCGCCGCGTATGCTTTATCATTCACGGCGTATGGGTGCTTTGTGTCGCTTGCAACCTCGATCGTGATTGCGCGGTTATCGTTCGCCGCCGAAGAACTGCACCACGAACGATCGGCTTCATCGACGTAAAGCCCGATCCGCCCGTCGTAGCCGATCCCGTAGTTTGAACTTGCCTGTCGCGAAGTCGGCTTGAAGATTTCGCCGATCCTCTCGGCGGAACATTGCCCGACGACGCAATGAATTGTGATCGTGTCGATCTTGTGATTTCGTGGGCTGTTCTTGTTCGGTGAAATCAGCGTACACGAAATAAGTTTGCTATTGCTCATTGCTGAACCCTCCTTTGCAATGAAGAAGCGGCGGGGAAGCCCCCGCCGTCGCTGGTGTTACTCTGCTTGATCCATTCGTTTTTCGATGTGGTCAAGCCGCTTGTGTGCCTGTTTCGCCGACGCTTCAACGTCGGTCAAGCGCGTTACGAACTCCGTATTCGTCTTTCGCTGTTCCTTCTGCTCCGCCTTGATTTCGTCCGTGTTCGCCTTGATGTATCCGATCTCGGTTAAAACGGTCGCGTCGTGCTTCACATTGCTTTCCTTGTCCTTGTCCCTGTTACGAACAAAAGCGATATAGCCGAACACGATAGCGCATACGGTAGAAAAGACGGAAAGAACCGTTGTGAAAGTGTCCATCGTTGATCCTCCTTCCCGTTAGGTTACTTTTTCCCATTGCCACAAGCCCGCCGTGTCCGGCGGATAAACGCAATTCGGCATATCTGCTTTTGCAAGGTATACCGCGCCTTTGTAGCTGTAATACAAGCCGGAAACGACATTAACGACGATCCCCGCCGTTTCCGGATACGGGATCGGATCGTCAAGCGTTCCGGTCGCTGAAAGCTCGATCAAGCGATAGTACGCGAAGGTGGTTTCAACGGGATAAGCCGCCGCGTTCGACGTGTGCGCCGCTTTGATCTCGTAATACCGCCCGTTGTGCTTGATGATTTCGCCGACGGTGTTGTAAGCGTGATTGTCGGCGTATTCGTCGTATTCGATCACTTCCGCCGATTGCAGGATCGCCGCGTCGGAAATGACGTTCGTTCCGGCGGCGCGATCCTGCACGATCTGCGCTTTGAAGGATAGGGCAAGCAAAGCGGCGGTTTGCTCTCCCGCCGCTTTGACTTCCCGAACCTCTTTTTCAATTTCGGTGGAAGCTCCGCCGTTGCTCTTCTTGTGAATTACGCTCATTCAAAATTCCCCCCGATCCCCGATACCCAGCAAGCGGTCAGCGCGTCGCCGCGCTGGACGGTTACGCGGATATTCATTCCGTGTTGTGCCGCCGTGTTGATCTTGTTTGTGAAAACGTGTGCAACGCCTTGAATAACCGCGTTCGTGCAATCCTCCCAAACGGGGGACGCGTCAAACGGATTATTCGTAACTTCAACCTTGAACGTGCCGCCCGCCGGAATGTCGCGCGTTACCTTGACATTTGCGCGTGTCGGCTGGCTGTTGGCTTCCAGCGGCGCTGAAAGCGTGATAACGAAGCCCGCAATCGACTTCGTGAACGTCAGCGTCCGGACGGCGCTATTCCCCGCGCTGTCGGTCGCCGTAATCGTGATCGTGTGCTTTGCGTTCGTAAGCGCCGTGAAGGTGTTTCCGGAAACGGAAAGCGTCTGCGTCGCGCCCAGCGTGATCGCGTTCTTCGTCGCGATTGTCTTTCCGTCGATCTTTTCAACAACGTTCACCGTGTCGCCGTCCGGATCGGTTACGCTGTATTGATAGGTGAAATCGGCGCGCTTGATCCCAAGATCGGCATTACTGCCGGAAATCACGGGCGGCTGGTTATGAATTACGGCAATATCTCCGCTTGTGGTGTATGCGGAATAATTGCCGTAGCTGTCCTTTGCGCGGACGCGGTATTTTAACGTGTTCCACGCGGTCGATACCGCTTCCGTGAACGTCCTGCTTGCGGACGCTTGAACCTGTGTCCACGCGCCGCTGTTGTATGAGCGCTCGAAACAATAGGTCAGCGCGTCGCCGTCCGGATCGGTCGCCGCCGCGCAAGAAATGTTGATGTTCTGCCCGCTGTAACACGTTGCTGGCGCGGTAATGCTGGGCGGCGCGGAAGGCGCGGAATTGTAGATTACCGTATAATTTCCGTCGCTGTTCGGGCTGTCAGATACCAAGATAGAAGATTTAAGATTACAAAGCGGGCGAACGCCCCTGTAGCCGTAGTACGCGACGCTGTAGCTCAAAGAGCCGCCCGAATGGACGTAGCGGACGTAGTGGGCGTTCGACGAATTAGGCGTTCGTAGCCACCAATACCAGCCCTTTGACGTGCTGAAATTAGCGTCCGTGTACTCCGAATTGCTCACGCATTGCGCCGTAGGATAAGCGACGCGGGAAGCGTCGTTGCTGAATAGCGCAAGATGCGTTCCTTCTGCGATATTGTTTTCATTCGCAAGCCCCACTTCGGTGGTGGACGGAAGGAACATTTTTGACGTTACCGTTTCATAACTTCCGCCGTCGGTAACGGTGTTCCTTGCGACGGTCTGTGTTGTGGTCAGAAGCTCCGCAACGAACTTCGGATCAAGCATAGCAAGGAAGCCCGCCCACGCGTCGTACTCGTTGTAATTGTTCCATACGTTCGCGTTTGTGGGCGGCGCGTCTGCGCTGTGCTTTGCGCTGTACCATGCGCCCGCCGCCGCGTTGCTATTCAGCCATTGCAGAATGTTTGAATGGTGATAGCGGTTATTGCCGTATTGTTTCCGGTCGCTGTTGCTGTTGTTCGGTTCTTTCGCGTCGAAACACATTAACTGAATGATCTTTTCCGTAATCAGCGTTACGGAATTCGACGGGTAGCCGCTGTGGTTCTTGTCGGCGATCTTGAAAACGATCTTCGATCCGAAGCGCGATTGATACGCCGAAAGAACCGGAACTTCAATCTTCGCGCCCACCGACAAACTGCCTAATGTTTTTGACATTGTGCCGCCTCCTTTGATTTCATTAAGCTGTTGTAATACTGATCCGTCCGCCGGATCAAGTGATAGCTGTTTCCCTTTTCGGCGTGTCCTCTCCAGCTTTGATAGGATTGTTCAACGGTCTTTGCGTCGATCCGTCCCGCTGCGTGAAGGGCGGCTAATTTCTTCAACTTCCGCTTCATATTGTTTTTGCTCCTGCGGCGCACCTTGCGGATCACCGCGCCGCTTTCGGTCAAGTATGTATGAAAGTCCAAGAAATCAACGCCGTGTTTTAAGGGAAAGATATTTGTTTTCGCGTTCAGCGAAAGCCCGCGCGCCTGTACGAACGCTTCAATCTGCTTCCGGCACTCCTGCAAATATGCTTTGTCGTGATGGATCAAAAAGAAGTCGTCCATATAGCGCCCGTAATATTTGATACCCAGCTTTTCCTTTACGAAGTGATCCAGCCCGTCAAGGTAGATAAGGGCGAAAAGCTGTGAAGTTTGATTGCCGATCGGTATTCCGACGTTGCCTTCGGTGCTGTCGATGATAAGATCGACAAGCCACAAAACGTCCGGATCGGTTATCTTCTCGCGGATTAAGGTTTTCAAAACGTCGTGCCGGATCGAATAGAAATACTTTGAAATATCGCCTTTCAGTATCCAGCCGTCAATTCCGTTCTTCCTGTAAAACCTCCGCATGAACTCTTGAAGCCTGTCTAACCCGTAATGCGTACCTTTCCCCACCTGCGACGCGTAGTTATCGCGAATGAACGATCGTGTCAAAATCGGTTCAAGCACGTTATCGCAAAGCGAATGTTGAACAACCTTGTCTTTGTAGCTGTTCGACATAACCACGCGGCGCTTCGGCTCGTATACCTCGAACGTGTTATACGGGGACATGGTATAGCGCTTCGTTCTGATCTGCGCGCTTAATAGGTTCAGCGCTTCAAGAAGATTAACTTCAAACTTTGCCGCCGCTCCTTTCCACCTCTTGCCTTGCCGCGCCTTTCGGTAGGCATTGTATAGGCTTTCAAAACTGTGTATCTTTTCAAAGTCTGTCATAATAAAAAATCCTCGCTGTTTATAACCTTTGCCAGCCGCCGGAAGGCGGTATGCTCCGGTATCGGCGATCCTGTATTTGTCCCCGCCGTGGATAGCGGCGACGGGATACACCTTCCTTTGATGGTGGTATTCTGCTTTCGGCTGTGCCTACTCGTTCACATAGTCCACCGAAGCGGGCGAACGCCCCTGTTGCCGTTGTACGCGTTGTTGTTGTTCAAAGAGCCGTCCGAATTGACGTTGCGGACGTTGTGGGCGTTCGACGAATTAGGCGTTTCAAGATGTACCCCGAACGTTTTTCAAGCCCTCGTTTTGTCCCGCTTCTTCCACGCGGTCGTCATGTACTTCACTTCAAGCGCAAGTTTTGACCAATATTCGCAACTGCTCATAGAAATAAAGCCCATTTCCTGCGAAAGCTCTATGAAAAATAGAAGCTCCTTGCAATAGGTCAGCGCCTTTGCTTGTAGCTTCTGCCGTTGTCTGTATTCCTGTGCGTCCCGAAGGTCTAATTCGTTCGCTTCAAGGACGCATTCGTAAATGTCCACCGCTTTATCCTGTATCCTGTTTACAAGCGTGAAGCGGTATTTCTTCGGGTAGCGCTCCGTCGAATTCGTGATCGTGAAGGTGTGCTTTACAAGGTCTTTCGCTTTCACAATCACGTTGAATTCCGTCGGTTCTTTCCGCTCCCGCTCCGGTCTTTGCATATATGCACCGTCCTTTCCGCATTCTCTCGATCATAGCGGTATCGTCGGCGCACCCGTCGAAATCGAAGCCCGCTTCGGTAACGGTCAGCGTTGCCGCGTTCCCTGTAACCGTTGTTCCTGTGATCTGTAATACCTCCGCGCCGCAAGCCGCGCATGGCGGGGAAAGCTCCGCGAAGATGTTTCCGATCACGCACGACAATTCCGCCGCCGTGCAAGCGTACCGCGTCAGCATTCGATCCTCTGCAAACTCTCGTTCCAAATGCCCGTAGACGTTACGCCGTCGAGATCATCGAAGAGGATCAAGAACGGATTTGTCGTAATGTCATTGAAAAGCACCGCCTCCAGCATATCCACGCGCGCGTCAAGCGCGTTCGTGATATTCAGAAGATTTGTTGCCGCGTTATCGTCAAGGACGTTTTGCAAGCCGTTAAACCATGCGTTGAAGTCCGCCGCCGCCTGTGTTTCAAAATCCGCCATGTGTTGCTCGAACGCTTCGTACTGCGTGTTACCCTGCAATTTCAGCGAATTCATATACGAAACAAGCGTGTTGTACTCCGCCGCCGAAAGGGATTGATATTCAGCGAACCACGCTTGAAGCTGTGCGTTAAAAGCCGCCGTGTCGATCTGCTGAACGACGGCGGCAACAACGCCGCAAAGCGACGTGTTCAAGCGTTGATCCGTGATCTTGCTTTGCGTGATTGCTGTTACGCCCGCGCCCACGTAGATGTCCGCCAGCGCAAGCTCGTAAACGTCCGCGTCCCTCTGCAATGCGGGCGCGGTAGGGGACGCGCTGAACGAAGAAGATTTGACCTTCACCGACATAACGCGGTTTGTCAAATCCCAGCGCACGACAACGCGATCAATGCGGTTCAACTGTCCGTCCGCCGTGTCAAGCTCGACGGCAAGATCGCCCGTGTTGAAGTAGAAGTAACCGTTGATCCACGCTTTGCCCGTTTTAACGTTCAGCTTCATTCCGTCGTTTGCAACGACTTGAAGCCCCGTCGAAGGGACGGGGAAAACGCCGTTCCCGATGAACGAAGCGAAGTATTCCGCCCAATCCTCCGCTTTGTACGTGCGATCGTGCGAAACGCTGTTAAAGAAACTTGATTTTTCCATGCTGTGAAGCCCTCCTTTATTTCGTAATCTGCCGAATTTGTGTCAGAAGCGCGGGCAAGCTCTCGCCGAAGGTAATATCTATTTCTTCGCCGCTGGTTTCGTAGGTTTCCGCGATCTCCGTTATGCGAACGTCAATGCGAACGTTCCAGCGCTTATTGATACACGTTACCCGATCGCCTAAATCGTAGTCCGTGCCGTACTTCAAATTCGCGTTCGTGTTGATCTTTGATCCGAAAGCAAGCGTTTCCGCGTATTGCTCCAGCTCTTCAACGCCGCGCGCGGAAAGAAGCGCTAAATACTGCGCCGTTGTAAGCGTTACGGTCTGCCCGCTCTCGTTTTCGTATTCCTGCACGATGTCCGTTGCATTGATGAAAACTTCGTCGCGGGAAAGCCCCGTCGAACTGCCGCCGACTTCGGCAACCTTCCGCGTTACGCCTTCTTTTTCCTCTCCGCCGACGTAAGCCGTTGTTTTAAGGTTTTCAACGCTGTTCGTGTATTCCTGTTCCACGATGTTGTCGAACTCCTGCGAAAAGATACAAGGCGCGTTCCCTGCGGTATTGCCCGCCGTAAGATCGCGCCCTTCGTAAACGGAAAAGGTATGCTTGCCCGTGCGGGCATTTGTCAGAACCCGAATACCCAGCTTCGCCGCCTTCGCCGCCGTTTCCGCCGCAAGCTGGGCGTTCGCGTACTGCTCCGAAGTATAGTCGATCTGCCCGCTTCCGGTGTCTGCGTCGGTCGTGGATATGCTGAAATTCGGGATATTGCGCGCCGCTCCTGCGTTCGTGCAAGTCTGCTTCACAATGGCGTATAGAATGTTCTGTGTCGTGTCCTTCGTGATGATCTGCGTTGTCAAAATGCGCTTGCCGATCCACGAAAGAAGGAACTTGCCTTGAACCTCTATTTCCTCCATGCCCTGTGAATTCTTCGTGATGTGAATATAGCGGATTTCCGCCGCTTCGTTGCCGCCGCGCTTGATGATGATATTTTTCTTCACCAGCAAGCGGGCGTGTTCCTCCGTGAAGGGAACAAGCAACTTGAATTCGCCGCAACTCCAATAACGCCGCGTCCATATCAAGGACGAAATCTTTTCGACGATCCCTTGAAGTGTCATATCGCGGCTATAAACGTATAATTCCACCGCGCTACACCCCCAAATACAAGTTATTGTGATAGATCGAAACTTCGAGATTTTCGGCGTTCGCGTCCGCTGAATAACGGAAGAGATTGTCGCCCACGGCGATCTGCAAATACGAACTATCAACGTCGAGATAGCGGAACGCGTCTGTAATCGTGCCGCCACGGTTCAGCTTCACGGCTTTTTCACCGTAGCCCGTGGAAACGGTTAAAACGTCGCCCGCTACAAGCGAAATATTCAGCTTGATAAACTCCCGTGTATCGACGTTCAGCAATACGGGATTTGTAACCGCGCCGATCGCGCGGAACTCGATCCGGATACCGCTTTTCACGTCGCCGGAATTGTAGACGTTCACAATCAGCGACGGCTGGCGATAGCCGATTTCCCAGCCGTCGTAAAGCTCCAGCCCGTCCGGAACGGGGAATTCAAAGCCGCCGATCCACGTTGCTATGTCCTCGCGTGTTTCCGTTTCCTCTCTCCAAAACGGATTAAGGCAAGACAAACTAACCGTGAATTGCTCGAAGATCGGCTTTCGCTTGAAGATCGGCGCGTCGTCGATCTTGCACCCGATCACCCGCCGGAAGTCGCCGAAAACATACGTCAACGTTGCTTCGTACTGCGGATTTAATATGCGGTTCAGCTTCCGGCGTAGGTTCTGCGCCGCTTGCTTGTCCCGCTCCTTGATGTATCCCACGATGTCAATATCGCGGCTTTCGATCCGATAGCCCAAGTATGTGTCGCCGTCCTGCCCCATGCTGTTGGTGCTGTAAATAGCGTTCCGCACGTCGGAAAGTCCGGTAACGTCCTTGAAGTTTACGTGATACGAAGAAGCGGGGGAAAACTCTATGCTTTCCCCGCGCTCGTTCGTGTAGATCAATTTTTCTTGTGTCCTCATGCCATAACCTCCCGCGCAATCTGCCGGAACTGCCGCGCCGCCTGTCTTTGCTGTTCGGCGTAGCTCGTTTCGTTCGCATAGATGTTTTGCACGACTTCAACGGAAGGCGTACCGCCGCCGCGCGTGTCGCGTCCCTCTCCGGAACGGAATTCCGGAACGGCGTTCGACGTTTCGCGCCGGATCGAACTTTCAACGTCGCGCATTTCGCGGGCGAAGCCTTCGCCCAAGCCCTGCGCCATGTACGAACCGATACGGGCAAAAACCTTCGACGGGGAATTGATGTCCATTTCCTCTTCAACCGCCGCCACAATATCCCTCATCATAGAGCGGACACGGCTTTCAAGCCAGCCGGACATATTTTGAAAGCCCTGCCAAATGCCGCGCACCATCTCTTCGCCCGCCGCCGTGAACTCCGATACGTAAGAGCGAAGCGCGGTAATAACGGGCTGAATAATTTGTGCAACCTTGCCCGTGATCTGCGGGATACCCGCGATCATTCCTTGCGCTATGCTCTTGTCGATGTTCGTTCCTTCGGTTACGAACTTTTGATGTTGTGCCGTGAATGCGGTAATAATGCTTTGCGCGATCTGCGGTACTTTCTGCGTGATCTGCACGATACCCGCCACCATGCCGGAAGCTATGTTCTTGTCGAAGTCCTGTCCGGCTTGATTGAAACGTTGAGCTTGCGCCGTCAGTCCGGTAATAACCCGCTCGACGATCGCGTTCACCGCTCCGGACAAGCCTTCAATGTTCGCAATAATGCCGTTGTTCACGGCGTTTACTGCTTCCGCCGCCGTCAGCGCGCCCGCTCCGCCCATTGCGGCGGTCATATCGCCTTCAACGCCGCCCATGTTGTCGGTGAAGCCTACGCCCTGTCTCTTATACACATCTGACGCTGCCG